GCCTTCTGCAAGAACGAGAAGGTCACGGACGCCGCGAAAGATCCGCGTATCATTCAAGCGCGCAGTGCACGTTACAGCTGTAGTATCGCGCCATACTTGAAGAGCTTCGAGCACAACTTGTACCAGCTGGAGGGAGATGGGGAGTGGCTGCCAGCAGGGCCACTGTTCGCCAAGGGCCGCAATCCGACTGACCGCGCTATGCTGCTTCGTGAGAAGTGGTGTTCGATGCGCGACCCAGTTTGTCTTAGTCTGGACTGTTCCAGATTCGACGCCCACGTGACATCATCGATGTTGAGTGTGGAGCATGCGGTCTACAAGCGGATAGTGAGGGACCCGGCGTTCAGCCGCATCATCGGTTGGCAACAGGAGAATCGATGCAAGATCGGTTTGCGATTTGACAAGGGACGAGGTAAAGCTCTCCGCTATAGGGCAGACGGCCAGCGGATGAGTGGGGACATGAACACGGCACTTGGTAACTGCGTGCTCATGTTGCTCATGTTGCGACGAGCCTTCGAGATGCTCGGTGTGCCAGTGGAGGACTACCAAATTTTCGATGACGGGGATGACTGCATTGTCCTGGTGGAACGCCTGCAATCCGATTGGGTTGAGGATAACATCGGGGACATTTTTCACGAGTTCGGGCATGATCTGAAGGTGGAATCCACCACCGACGAGTTCTCGCAAATCACACTTTGCGGGAGCCGTCCTGTTCAGATAAGTCCGGGCAAATTCGTGATGTGCATAAACCCTCGCCGTCTAATTGGGAAACTCAGCATTGTGCACCCCAGTAACTTACGTCGCAAGCATTTCCGTACAGTGGGCGAGTGCGTTCTCGCTTGGTCGAAAGACCTGCCTGTTTTACGGAGTGTGGGGTTGTGGTTCATGCGGCATAATGATGTCGGTGATCGCACAATCTCGCAGGAGCTCGCCTATTCACGTTCGATTGTGAGTGACTACGAGGGCGGCGAGGTGAGTGTATTGGGCCGGGTGAGTTTAGCCGAGTCATGGGGGATAAGTGTACAGGAACAGTATGACTTGGAGGCACTTTACTCGACCCGGCCACTTGAAACTCGTCTTGCCGGACGCTTTCGTGAGTCAGAATGGCCAATCGTACGCGACGTGTGGTGACCCTAAAACAACGGCGGCGCATGGTGCGCCACAATAGGTACACGGTCTTATATGATGCGATAGAGGCCTTTAGGGCCATAGCTAATGATCCAGAAGGATTTAAACAGGATATAATCAATATGATAGGTGATCAGCCAACCATGATCCAGGGTAAAGAACGTGAAGAGTGGTTGCAGCGTATTCGTAAAATGCGCACTGATTTTGAAACGCGTGACGGGCCTACCCCGCCACCACTACCTAGTTTAGTTAATGCACTAATACCAAGTAAAAATTTGTCGATGGGGGAGGCTATGAGGAAATTGGCACGGGACATTGCCATAGCACGTGGGGTCGTCAGTAAACCCACTGCCCATACTGGCGATTACCATCACGCGGTCTATCACGGCATTATGGCTTCAGGGCGCGCCTTTACTGGCGCGCCCTTCTTGAAGTCAAGTTTTGCCGAGCCTGACATCGCGCGTTATGTTTCTAGCATACAGAATATGGTCAGAAGGAGAGTATCAAGACGAACTGTGCGTGTTGCCCGACGCACCCGAACCCGGGGCACACGAAACCCACCTGCAGGCCGCAGGAGAACTATTGGACAACGCATACTACGGACAGCTAAACGAGTTGGACGACGCGTACTTAACAGCCGCACCGGGGCATATCTTGCTCGCGCCGCTGGCGACTATGTTGATTCGCGGACCTACCAACTTGCTCGAGATGCCCTGGGGCCAAGCCAGCTTGAGTATGCTGCTGCAACCGGATACGGAGCTATGCCCGTGGGACCTTCAGCAGATTCTCGAGGCCCTGCTCCGTTTACCACCCATGGACACGACATCGTGGGGACTTGTTCTCTCAAAGAGGCAGTTACTACTGTCGCCGACGCAATCATTCTCAACCAAGTGCTTAGTCCTAGCCTTGTGGGAGCGAGTCGTCTGAAGACCATGGCCGCCACCTGGGAGAAGTATGCCTTCATCACTGCCCAATTAGTTTACACACCATCTGCCCCCGCCACTGTTGGCGGCTCAGCTATAGCTTATTTTGACATGGATGCCACCGACAATCCGACTGTTGCTACATCAGTGTCCTCATTGCAGAATGCGGCGTTCAATCACGAGGGTGCAAGGATGTTTAACATCTATCACCCCATGACTCTGAACTTCAGCATCGACATGCAGGATCCAAGTGTATCCAGTTGGTTCACCGGTACTGACATCAGCGTGACAACTTCGCAAGCTCGAGTCGTTGTAGTGGCGATGAACCCTAGGACGGGTGGCACAACAGGCAGTGGTGGTAACGTAGTTGGAACATTTTCACTGGCCTGGAGTATACAGTTTATAAACCCGCAGATCAGCCCGGTGACCGCAGAGGCCGCCAGCACTATGGTCTACGCATCAATTGCTGCTTTATACTCCGGCACAGTGGCAGCCACCACGGAACCGAGCATCAATGCCACTAGTCGCACCAACTACTCCATAACCATCCAGGGACGAACAGTGACCGGCGAGGCGATAAACAACGTCGCGCCCACGGCAACACTGGTCCCCGCAGCCTTTCGACCGGCTGCAACGATGGCATCTGGAGGTGTGGCGATATCAGGACCACCAATTCTCGATTCCTCTGGCCAAGCAGCCAACTTCGAACTCTGGGTCGCCAACAACATCGCCCAGACGCAGTGGATACCATTCATCGTCCAAGACGGAGTTCTCTATGCCGCCCCTACTCTAGCTGCTACTGTATCACTCTCCCCTCGAGACTGGGCAGTGCCGACGCCTTACGCGTCTTCCGCAATTAGTGTAATTCAGACCGCATCGACCGTGAACGCCGTGCAAGTGCTCGACAATATCTTTGCAGCACTCAACCTCGTACGCAATGCCACGAATGTATAGACCGGAGCTAGTCACTTACCATCTCTCTGATCACCACTCTGCAATACAGGATGGATTGGACGCACTCACTTTAAATATTTAGTATAGGAGAAAAACACACCATAAAATTAATTGTTTATTCTCGTGAGTGATACGTTGTCCCGAAGCCTGGAAAAACAGTGCCTGGTGGTCGTGTAATTGTCGTTGCGCAAGGAAGTGGTGGGGGTCGGCAACCCTCTGCCATGCGGCCTTGCGAGTTTGTGGGGTGTGACCACGCGACATTGCACGAATCAGCGTCATTAACTTGGCGTGGAGAGAGGTGGCCCGATTTGGACCCTCTTTGGCGCCGTCACACGGCCATGTTACCTCCTACTCTTCGGAGCCCTATGGGAGCC